GTCGAGGGCCGGCAGTTCGGTGGCCGGGTCGACCGGGGCGGCCGGCGTCTCCGGTTCGGCGGGCGGGTCGGGGAGGTCCGGAGCCGGCGGCGGGTCGACCTGTCCCGGGGTGGGGTCGTCACCGCCGTCCGGCTCCGGCGTCTGGGTGGTGCTGCTGCCGCCCTGGTCGTCATCCTCGGCTGCGCGTGCCGGTGGGTCGTCCTCGACGAGCACCTGGTCTTCGGTCGGCTTCGGATCCTGGCGCGGCGGGGTGGTGGTGTCGAGCACACCCCCCGGCTGCTCGACACCCACCACCTCGGCGGCCGGGTCGTCGGCGCGGGCGGCGTAGTCGTCGTACGCCTCGGCGGCGACCCAGCAGGCGAGGCACAGCGCGGCGGTCAGGGTCAGGCGGCGGATGGTGTGGGCGGTGCGACGCTGCACGTGCCCTCCCCGGCTGGCGTGAAAGTTCTACGTGATCGGAGGTTACACGGAGATGAATCTCCTGATCAGGGGTCCATTGAGGAATGATCCTCTTGGCCGAAGGTAGGTCAACCTTAGGACAGATGTTCGGCGGACCGCGTCATAGATCGGCCGGTCGTACGTCATGCGCCCGGCCGACCCCCGAACGGGGGTCACTTCGCGGCGTGAGCCTGCCGGCGGACCCGGTTCCACAGTCGCCGTCCGATCCGGAGCCGCTTGCCGGCACCGCGGCACCACCAGCAGGTCCGGCTCACCTTTCGCTTCCGGCCCTTGTCGTCCTTCGGTCGGTGGTGCCCGTTGCCGTCGCAGACCAGGCAGTCACGCATGGGCCAGATCCAGCACGAGAGGGCGTAGACGCCGGCCAGAACGATGGCGACGGTAGCGGCGATCAGGGGTCTCACGAAGTGCCTCCAGACGGGGGTTCGAGGGGGCTTTCAGGGGGTGCCGCTACCCGCTACCAGCGGGGTGTTTCGGCAGGTCAGACCCGGTAGCGGGGGCGGTAGCGTTTTCGCTACCAGGCTCCGACCCGCTACCGGGTCTGCTACCACTCAGACTCGATCTCCAACCGGTCCTGTGCGGCGTCGAGCGCCGTCCGCCGGACGCCCTTGACCTTGCCGCGAGGCTCCCCCGGCTTCGGTACGTCCTGCGACTTGATGTCGTACCGGGTCAGGGACTCTCGGACCATGTCGCCGGTGTAGCCGACGTAGAACTCGGGGGCGAGTTCTCGCAGCCGCTCGGCAACAACGTCCCACGGCATGCCGGCCTCGCCCGGCTGGATCACCGCGCGGACGTCGGCGAGCAGGTTCCGGGCCTCCACCTTCACCGTGTCGTCGCTGCTGACCACCGTGCCGCGGAGTCCTGCAGCCCGGGCGACGATCGCCGCCGCCGTTTCAGGGTTCGGGAAGTACGACCGGACCGCGCCCGGCTTCTCCAGCCCGACCATGACACCCCAGCCGGCGTCGATCTTCGGCCGGTACACGGTGCCCGTCAGGCCCCGCTTGTACGCCCCGGTGCCGAGGATCATGTCGTTCTCGACCTGGCCACCGACGGACAAGCACCATCGGATCGACACACAGCGGGTGATGTTCGGGGGCAGGCTGGTCGAGTCGGGGATCTGCGTGGACAGCACGATGATGACGCCGAGCGCCCGACCTCGCCGGATTGCCCGCTCCGCCATGTCGGCGGTCTCTGGCCGGGCGAGGAACAGCTCGTGCACCTCGTCGACCACGACGAGTACCGGGTGCAGGCCGGATCCCTTCCGCTTCGCCAGCTCGGGAGTCACCTTGCCCTGCGGTGCTTCGCCGCGCTTCTTCGCCTCGAAGATCCGCTTCCCGCGACGCTCACACTCGGCCAGCACCCACGCGAACAGGGCCCGGCCCTGGTCGAAGGCGTCATCGTCCACACCGACGATGTACGTCGAGCACAGCTTCTCCACGTCAAGGAAGTCGCCGGTGCCCTTGAACTCCGCGATCTTCAACTCGCACGTCGGGTCCAGCATGCCGATGGTGGTCAGCGCCCGGGCCGCGTACGACTTGCCGGAGCCGGGCTGCCCGCCGCACAGCACGTTGTTCTCGAACAGGGTGATGTCGATCGGCCGCTGACGGGCGTCCGTACTGAACGGGTGCGGATCGAACACGCTGGTCCGGGCGTTCGGTGCCGCCAACGCCCACGTCGGCTGACCCATCTTGCTGGCCGGCTGGTAGCCGACCCACAGGTCGACCTGGCCGGGGTGGTCCGGGCCGACCTCCGGCCACACCTGGTCGACGGGCAGCCGCAGCGACGCTGCGATCCCCTCCCGCTTCTCCAGCACCTTCGCCGCGGTGACCGCCCCGGGCAGGTTGAACCGGGCCAGCCAGCCGGGGCCGTCGCTGTGGATCGGCAGCGGGAACGTGACCTGCTTCGGCTCCTTGACGCCGATGCTCAGGTCAACGATCGCCTTGCGGACCATGTCGGCGGTGAGCTTGAGGAACTTCGGCCCGGTCTCGACGCGGTCGAGGATCGGCCTGTCCGCCGGCCGTCCCAGCCGGGCCAGCACCGGCACCGCGACGGCCGCCCCGACCCACCGCGCCCACCACGGGGCCAGCGGCGACATCACCCACGCCACCAGGACAGCGACCACGAACAGGCCGGCGAGTACGACCCACCAGCGCCACGCAGACTGGCGCTCCCGGATGTGGTCGAGCTTGCGCCACTCTTCCGAGTCGTTGCGGTTCGCGGCGTGCTGCCGCAGATGCCAGTTCCCTTCTTCGGCCCGGGCCCACCAGATGATCCGGCCGATGCCGCGGAGCACGCCGATCGGCGCCCAGAACGCCACCTTGGCGGCGTACTTCGGCGACTTCCACAGGTGCAGGCCGAGGATGTAGAGCAGCAGGCGGAGCCCTTGCCGGGCGGTGTGGCGGCGCTGGTCGGGGTTGCGCATCCACGCGGGGACGATCGGCGGGAGTTCCCGCGACCGGTCGACGACCTCGGCGAATGTCGTGGTGCGGTCGGGCGGGTCGACGGGGCCACCGACCTGCGTCGCCTCGATGGCGTGTGTCTCGGCGTCGTACTCCGGCCGGCGCGGACCGGGCACGGTGGTGTCGTGGTCGTCGAGGTATGCCTGGTCGGTCATGCTGCTCTCCTCAGTGCGGGGGCCCGACCGTGTAGGCCGGGCCCCGTTGCGGCTGGTCAGAAGCGGATGGTGAGGCCGCCCTCGATGACGTCTTCCTGGCGGCCGACGGTCGCGTTGCCGGACCGCACGTTCTGGGTGTTGGCCGGGGCGGGCGGCGGGGTGGCCTGCCGGGGGTTGGCCCGGCCGCGGACCTGGCCGACCTGGACGCCGACCTCGTCGTTGCCGCTGGCGGTGTTGTTCGGGCCCTGCTGGATGTTCTTCCTGCCCATGTCGAACTCCCTTCGGGGGCGTTGATGGTGGACCGGACGGTCCCTGCGCCGGCACGTACGAGACGTGCCGTGCAGGCACTCAGCGGTCGAGTACGTCGCGGAGCAGGTCGCGGTGGGCGGCGAACACTGTGCCGCCGTAGACCGCCGTCAGGTGTCGCACCACGCAGTCGAAGTCGACCGCCGGCACCCAGACCGCCCGGCGGGCGTCGTCGCGGCCCTCGACGTCGGGCAGCACGTCGAACGTGCCGAGGTCGAACCGGACCGGGGTGGTGACCATCCACGCCTCGTCGCTGGCGCGCGGGTCCGGCACCACCCGGGCCGGCAGTGCCACGTACGGGTCCTGGGTCCGGTCGATGACCAGCCCGGTTTCCTCGCGCAGCTCCCGCACGGCGGCGTCGATCGGGTCCTCGCCCAGGTCGACGTACCCGCCGGGCAGGGCCCATCCGTGGTCGTCGTCGCGGTCGACCATCAGCAGCCACGGCCAGCCGCCGTGGGCGCCGGGCGTCTTGGCGATGACGAGCGCGTCGGCGCACTGCTGCTCGCCCCAGTGCCCGAGCTGGTTGCGGCCGTACCGGATGCCGGTCGGGGCGCCGGGGCTGACCGGTCGTCCGTCGACCACGCGGAACGGGATCGCGGCGGCGGCCTGACGTTCGGCCCAGTCGATGCTGGTGGGGTCCATGGTCGGGTCCGCCCAGGACGCACCGGCCGCGATGCCGGCGAGGACGCTCGGGTGGGTGTACTCGGTGGTGGTCATCGCGCGTCCTCCGTGGTCAGGAAGGTGGTCCAGTAGCCGGTGTCCTGCTGCTGGCGTCGGGTGTGTTCGGCGTTGCGGCGCTGGCGGGCGGCGTCGCGGCGGGTCTGGTGGATCTGTCGGCGGCTCATGTCACTGCCCCTTCCCGTGGTCGTGTCCGTTGACGGTGGCCTTCGCGGTGGTCCAGTAGCGGCTGACGGTGCGTACTCCCACGCCGAGCACCTTGGCCACGTCCTCCTGTGTCATGTCCGGCTTGCGGCGCAGAGCACCCGCCACCCGATCCGCCGTCGTGGCCGGTTGGCTGGCACCCTTCCGGGGCGGCTTCGACTCGCCACCGTGGCCGGTCGTCGTGGCCGGTCGGGTCGGCCGCTCGGGCGCCACCACGGTGACGTTGATGGCCGGTGCGGGGCGGCGTACGCGGGCCTGCGCCTGGTCGCCACTCGCCCGCCACGGTGGCCGGTTGCCGGCCGGCGTTGGGGTCGCCATCGGCAGGGCGGCGAGGTGGCGGGTGACGGCGGCTTCTACCTGCTCGGACAGGGTCGGGGCGACAACGTCGGCGACCGCCATGATGTCGTCGTCCAGCCGGCCATCCGGCGCGTCAACGCCGGCCAGTTTCGCGGGTGTCAGGTCGGCGGCCAGCAGCGCCGCATCCCCGTCGTAGTCCGCCGACGCGGCGAGCCGCTGCGCGATCTCATCAGGGTCGTAGGTGTGCACGGCGATGTCGGCCATCACCGGCCCGGCCGCGTCTCGGATCAGCCGGTCGAGCGCGGACGCGATGGCGTCCTCACGACGCTTGGCGCGCACCTGCTCGGCGGCGGCCGCGAGCGACGCGGTACGACCGAGGATCGGCACCGTCGGATCGGCCAGCCGGTCGGCGGCGTTCGCCTGCGCCAACTGCCGGGCCCGCCGGGTCAGCCCCGGGTGCCGCAGCCACTGCCACACGCCGTACACCGGGGTGGTGCCCTCCAACTGCCCAGCGGCCCGCAGCGCGTCACGGCGCTTCGCACCCGCCATCAGCAGGTAGACGACGTACCCGAGCGCGGACAGGCCGGCGAAGAAGTACGCCTGACCGGGCTTGTTCAGGTGACCGAAGTAGTTGGTCGCCACCGCCATGCCGGCGACCGCCCCGGACAGCAGGCGGGCCATGCCGGCGCGCTCGCCGAGCTTCTGCCGGTCGGCGGCGTACATCATCAGCACGACACCGCCGAGTTCGACGGCGACGATCGGGGCGATGGCCCAGCCCCACGAGACGTCGAGCCACCGCGCGGCGGCGCTGACGGAGCCGACCAGCGCGGTGGTCAGGACGATGAAGTAGAAGCCGCCGACGGCCTTGTCGGTCTTCACGGCCGGGCCTCCTTTCGGGTGGCGCTGGCCCGCCAGTACGCGGCGTCGGCACGCAGCTCGGCGGCCGCGCGGGGCAGTACCGCCCGGGCGGTCCGGGACCGTTCCAGGTGCCACCGCAGAAGGTCTGCCTCGTCGGCGATCCAGCCGGCTCGCAGGCCGAGGTCCACGACGGCCGGGTCGGCGGTCACGTAGGAGCGGGTGAGTCGGGTGAGGTGCTGGTAGCCGGCCATGACCTGGCGGGCGTGACGCAGGTCGTCGAGGACCGGACGCAGGTGGAGGTTCATCGCCGCACCGCCCGTCGGGTAATCGCGGTACGACGGCGGTCCACGTGCCGCATCTGCTGCGCGTAGTTTTCGCAGACCAGCGCCACGGTGACGACCAGGACGGACACCAGTACGGCGGTCAGGATGATGAACAGGCTGATCATCGCCGTACCCCCGCGTCGTGCTTGCCGAGCAGGTCGGCGAGGGTGACCGGCCGTTCGATCGCGGCCACCGGCGCCACCGGGGCGGTCCGTACGGCGCGGCGGGCCACCCAGCGGCGGTGACCAGCCCGGGTCACCCGGACCGTCACCCGCCACACCCGAGGCGCCGCCCAGCGGGTCAGCACGATCAGAGCGGCGAGGATCACGGACACGATCTGCCAGGCCAGGCGCACCGTCCACCAGACGGCAACCCCGGTCATGGCGAGCACGGTGGTGACCCCGCCGGTCGGCTTCTCGCACATCACCGGTCACCGCCCATGCTCTGACCAGGCCGGCGCGTCTTAGCCCCACGCCCGGAGCCGCCCTTGGACGGGCTGGTGGACTCCTTGCGGATGGCCTTGATGCGCCACTTGCCTCGACCGGTGACGGTGAACCCGCCGCCAGCGGTGCCCGAGTTGCCGACGCTGTTGTCGTTGTTGAAGAGGCCCATCAGCGCACCAACTCCCGGCCCGGACCGCGCTGCGCCGGACGGCGGGCGTCCCTGTGCTGCTTGAGGGCGGCGTTGACGCTGGCGTTGACGCTGGCGCGCCGCAGCCGGTCGGCCTCGACGCGCTTGATCGCGGCGGACATGTTGTCGGCGTGCGAGTTCGCCGACCAGCGGGCGATTGCGAACACGCCACCGACGACGGCCGGGAAGCCGATCGCGGCCGTGAGGATGGGAACCAGGGCGGCGCTCATGCCGCACCTCCGATCAGGGCGAACTGGGAGTTGGCGACGAGCAGCGCGAGCACGGTGGCGACACCGACGGTGCGGAGAACCAGGCGGTCGATCGCCCGGCCCAGCGAGGTGCGGGCCCTCACTTGGCACCGTCCCGGCGGGTGAAGAAGCCGGACCAGAGCAGGCCGAGGCCGGCGAGCGCCAACGTGACGCCGGTCAGCCCGTCGGCGGGGAACGAGACCCCGATGAAGACGAGACCGAGGAACATCAGCAGGGCGCCCATCACGCCACCGCCTTCTGCATACGGGCGGCACGGACCTTGTCGAGGATCGCCAGCGCCAACGCCTCGGCCTGGTCGACGCTCATCGTCTGCGCGTTCTCGTCCGGGATCCGCAGCCACACCGAGGTGCGGCCGACCGCGTCGACGTTGTCCAGCCGCTCCAGCTCGACACCGATCGCCGCCACCGGCCGCTCGTCCGGGTCGGTGACCTGGATCGTCGCCGGGGCGCTGTGGTGGAAGCTCACGCCCGGATCCGGGTCGTCACCGTGGTTCGAGCCCTTCCAGCAGTCCTCGCACCACGCGGGGCACGGGACGTTGGCGGGCACGAACTGGCGCGCGGCCGGGGCGTCGACCCAGTCGGGCACGAGGTACAGGTGGCGCTTGGGCATGGCAGAATGGCGCATGAGCTGCCCCTTCGTGGGTCGGTTCGATGGCCCCCGTACCGGCTTCTCTCGCCAAAGACCTGCCGGTGCGGGGGTTCTTGCTTGGGTATAGCAATAGGTTGGCATACTGGTGGGCATGATGCAAGCACCTTGGCACAGTGGCTTTGCACACCGAGTGTGTGAGATGATCCGCTGATGACACCGCACGCCGACGACTTGAAGAAGGCTGGCGCCGCGTACAAGCGGGCACGCGAGCGAGCCGAGCAGACCATCAAGGGCCCCCGCGAAGACCTGACCGCGAAGGTCCGCGCCGCCTACGAAGCGGGCATGCGGAAGGCCGACATCCTGCGGGCTATCGACCACGTGTGGTCGCGCCAATGGCTCGATGACACCGTTCGCGACATCGAGCCCCCTGCCGAAACTCCCACCCGCCGGAAGGGCAAAACAGGAGCCAGCCCGGGTGTCGAGTAGCGAGATCATGATGCCCCCTTCGTCGGGTTTCGGCATCTAGGCATCACGCTACGAAGATCGATGGGCGGCTACGAGACACTGCCGGTACACGTGCTCTGACCTGGGAGGTGGGCAGGTGGCGCGAATCCCCGTCGACAGGCGTACCGCCGGTACACCTGATCCCGAGGGAGCCATCTCGGGCGCCGTCCTGCGCGTCATCCGGACCCAGATTGGGCTCAGCCAGGAGGCGGCGGCACATGCCCTGGGCGTCGACATCAACACGCTTAAGAGCTGGGAAACTGGCCGTCGCCCCTTGGCCCGCGTCCGCGTCCACACCCTGCGCGCCATGACCCGCACGCTGCACCGCCTCGGCGCCGACCCGGGCTTGCTCGACCAGCTCGGCGCAGCCATCGACGTCGACCTGGTGGTGGGTCAGATCCTCAGCGGTGAGCACGGGCCGCACGACCACCCACTAGCAACCTGGGTTCACACCCGTGAGTGGCACGACCTGCTCGGATGGGCAGTTCAGGGCACCCCACCGCGCTCCCTGCCGGGGGCCGCTGGGCATCCCCGGCTTGCCACCCCCGACCGTGACCGGCTGTTCGACGCCCTGCGGATTACCGCAGAGCAGGCCGGCGGCGACCCGTCGTCAACGCTCCTTCGGCGACAGGTGTACTACGTCGCCACCTGGGACTCGTCGGCGAACGGGCGGGACTGGCTCGCCCGGCAGGAACGTCTCGAACTGCGTCGACTTCGCCCGGCCGACGGATGGACACCCACCTGGGTTGCCGCGCGGTCCCTGGCGGTCGCCCGCGCCTGTCAGGGCGACCCGGAGCAGCTTCGCCAGTTCATCCGCGCCCAGCTCGCCACCGACGGGCAGGAGGCGGCCAACCTGAACTACTGGTCGTACTGGTGCGGCGAGGAAACCCGGCCCGCCATCAGCGACGACTTCATGGCCAGCGGCGACCTCGGACCGTGGCGGGGCGGCATCCTGCTGCGACACCTGGTCGCCGGGCTGACCCGGGCCACGCCGTACCTCGAACTGACGGTGCACAGCGTGTGGGCCCTGGTCACCCGTCGCCCCTGGCTCCTTCACGAAGACGACGCACTCACCCGCGACCTGCATCACCGCGTCACCCGCCTGCTCGACGAAGCTCCGGAACAGCTCAGTGAGCAGGCACGCCGCGAGCTGAATCAACTGCACTACGCCGCCAACCTGAGAGGTAGACCATGACCGAGCAGCACGACGACGCCACGGCGGCCTTCCTGGTCGAGGCGGGCCACCTCAAGCGCACCCGCCGCGCCGGATGGTGGATCGCCGGCATTCGAGACCCCGAGTCCGTGGCCGAGCATTCCTACCGCGTCGGCGTCGTCGCGTACGTCCTCGCACTGATGGAGGGCGCCGACCCGCACAAGGCCGCCACGCTCGCCCTCTTCCACGACCTACCCGAAGCCCGACTCGGCGACATCCCCAGCACCGGCAAGCCCTTCGTCCAGTGCACCCCCGCCCAGGAGGTCATCGAGATACAGACCGCCGGGCTGCCCGCCGACATCGCCGGTCCGATCAGGGACCTGATCGCCGAGTTCGAGGCGAAGGAGACGCCTGAGGCGCGGTGTGCCAAGGACGCCGACAAGATCGAGTGCCTGCTGCAGGCCCGCGAGTATCAGGCACAGGGCCATTCGCTGACCCAGCCGTGGATCGACACGATGGTCGCCGCGGTGAAGACCGACGCGGGGCGCCGGCTGGCCGAGGCCGCCGTACGGACGTCGGTGGATGCGTGGTGGCGAGAGATCGTGTCCTCGTACGGGGTGAAGCGGGGAGGTGCTGCCCGGTGAAACTGGAGCGCCGGAGAGGCCGGGTCTCGCAAGAGGCGGCGGTGTACTGGTGCTATGACCAAGCCCGCAACCTGCTCTATGCGGGCATGATGTTCAACCCAGGGTCCCGCCCTCCGGACCGACTTCGACGGGCCGAGTGGTGGCCGCTGGTCGATGAGCGGTACACCAAGGTGGTGTGGTACCCCACTCGATGGGACGCGCAGGTGGCCCTCAGCAACACGGTCAACTGGGAAAAGCCGAGGTACAACACGCGGCCGAGCAGCCGTCGATGTGCGTTGTACCGCCACTACGACTCCAGCGGGATCCTGCTGTACATCGGCGTCACGAACGAGCAGAGCCGCAGAGACAACGACCATGTGCTGACGTCCATCTGGGTGACCTTCGTCGATCGCTCTGAGGCGCGTTGGTTGCAGACCCGCAAAGAAGCTCTTCTTGCCGAGAAGGCGGCAATCCAAGCGGAGGCGCCCGTCTTCAACGTAGACCATGCTCCACCCGGTCGCGAAGAACGCATTCGCGCCTACTTGACCAGCAGGGACCGTCTCGACCTGCTGCCCGTGGCGCTTTGACCCCAGACAGCACGAAACGGCGCCGGCCTCCCACCACGGGAAGCCGGCGCCGTTTCGTGCTGTCTCAGTCCTTCTCCGCCACGTAGATCGCCCGACCCGGCGACGACACGACCACACCCCTGGCCTTGAGGATCGTCAGGGCGCGCTGGATCGTCGACACGCTGACCGAGTACAGCCGGGCCATCGTGGCGAGCGTCGGTAGCTGGCTTCCGGGCGGGTACTCGCCGGAGTCGATCCGGTTGGTGAGGTCTTGGGCGATGTCGTCGTACGACATGGGTATGGGCATGGTGAAGTGATCTCCCTGGCTGGCTCGCCGATTTGATCACAAGGCCCTGGTCACCTCAACCACACAGTTGACTGTGTGCACACTGTGACCTAGCGTCGGGCGTGGGAGTGCCCCCTGGCTGGCAAAACTAGGTGGCGCCCGCAGGGCCCGGGTCATCTCAAGGGGCGACCCGGGCCCACCCAATCCCCTCGTTCAGAGCGGCGCTTCGTGGCATCGAGCCCGGGGCGCCGCGCTGTGTCCGGGCACTACCACACGATCGGCATGATCGGCCGCTTGCCCACAGCCCCTCGGGTTATCCACAGACCGCCGTTACCGGGATGGTCCGGACCGCCACCGCCGGGCACGCTGACCGGGTCGGCGACGTCACCCGCCGGCCGCCGGCCACAGCCACGCGCAGGTGGGGCGGCCCAGGCCCGGAAGGCACCGACCGCACGACCGGCCCTCGTCCACTCGGCGGGGGCCGGTACGTGTCCGGCCAACGGGACCGCCCGGTCGTTCACGATCAGTGTCGGCCAGGTGACAGCACACGGGCACACACGATCACCATCACCCACGATGACCGGGCCAGCCACGCCCGGAGGAGACCCCGTGACCCAGCCGCCCACCAGCCCCGGCCCGTCCTACAACCCGGTCGGCGGCGACGAACCGCCGTCCCCCGTCCCGTACACCCCGGGCTACGCCGAGCAGCCGTACACCACCCTCGGCGCGCCGATGGCCCCACCGGCGGCCCGGAAGCGGAAGGCGTGGCCGTGGGTCGTCGGGTCGATCGCAGCCGTGGTGCTGCTCTGCTGCGGCATCGGCATCGTCGGCGCGGCGGTCAACGAGCCGGAAACCAGCAACGCGGCCGGCGACACCCCCACCACCTCGGCGCCGGCAGCAACAACCGCCCCGAAGCCCAGCGCCACCAGCGCGGCACCGACCCCGACGAAGACAACCCCCTCCCCGAAGCCCACGAAGGTGACGTACAAGGGCCTGTCGGAGCGGCAGTGGAAGCTGGTCGCGAAGAACCCCGACGAGTACATCGGGAAGACGTACATCGTCTACGGGGTGGTGACCCAGTTCGACGCGGCGACCGGCGACAACGCCTTCCTGGCGAACGTCGGGGCGAAGAACCTGGAGTACGAGTTCGAGTACGACATCAACACGATGCTGTCGGGCGAGGCGTCGAAGCTGCGGAACGTGGTCGAGGACGACGAGTTCAGGGCGACGGTGAAGGTGGTCGGCTCGCACTCCTACGACACGCAGATCGGCGGGAACACGACGGTGCCGTTGCTGTCCATCGCCTCCATCAAGGTGCTCTGACCCCCGGACAGCAAGAAGCCCCCTGCCGCCGGCCGGAACCGGTAGCAGGGGGCGCTCTGCGTTGAACGTGCGGAGCTACCGCTGTGCCGGCGGCAGATCCGGACGCGGCGTGTGCCGGGCCACGTAGCCGGCGACCAGGGCGACCGCCGCCGGGATGATCGGGGCGACGAGCACCTCGACGACGTCCGGCAGCCCGGCGACCAGGTTGGTGTCCGATACGCCGTTGAGGATGGCGAGCAGCGCGAGCAGACCCAGGTAGGAGGCGATGCTCGCGGCCTTCACCTTGCTCTCAACGGTCGGCGCCGGGGTGGTGGAGTGGTTGGTCATCTTGGTCCCTCCTGGGCGGTGTCGAGCGCGGCCCGGACGAAGCAGTCCTTCGCCTCAAGCAGCTTGCGGAGACCGGCGGTCAGTTCCGGACCGTCGGGCAGTGTGCCGATCATCTGCTCGGCCAGGTCGTGGCACTGCTTGCTGACTCCGCGCAGCGGCGTCTTCAGGTGCTCGTACGCGAAGTAGCGGGCGATCCCGACGGTGCCGGGGTGCCGGCCTTCGAGGTTCTGCAAGGTGGCCCTCCTCAGGGGCTCAGGCCGACCCAGGCTGGGCCGGAGTACGGTGACGTGCGTGGTCAGGGGCTACTACCGGGAGACGCGAGACGGCGGACGGGAATGGGTCGAAGAGTCGCCGAGCCCGTGCCCGTGTGGTGGCCGGTGGATGCCGAGATGGGGTGCCTGCCCCGGCTGCGGGTGGATGGGCCGCCAGTGGTTGTGCTCCGACTGCGCCACCGTCGTGATCGACCCCGAACATGGGTGCTCAGCACCGAAACTCCCGGCGTAGCTCGGCGATGTCCCGGGCCAGTTGGCGTCCCAGGTCAGTGGCCGGCGGCTCCTCTCGGTACGCCCGGTCCATCGTCGTGATCAGGCCACACCACCGCTGCTCCGACTCCCGAGCCGCCCGATCAGCGATCAGCACCGCCGCGCCGGCCATCGCCAGCATCGACACCAGGATCGCCACCAGCGCATACCAGACCGGGACCGCCGGCCGGCGTAGCGGACTCACGGGTCACCACCGCCCGGCGCACTGGCCGAGGAGGTATGCGAGACCGGCGACGGCGGCGGTCCCGGAGACGGAGACGGCCCACCAGTCGTACCGTCGCCGTGCTGCTGTCGCAGCGACCACACCCCGCCGATCGCCGGGCCGCCCAGCAGAGCCACGTAGATGGCGAGGAGCACCTCCGACACCTGCCCGGTGACCTGCTGGTATGCGATCCCACCCGCTCCGAGGCACATCAGGACGACGTCCCTGATAATCGGTGGTAGCTGCCGCTGGTGCTGGGTTTCGGGCACGCACGGTCAGCCCTGCTGTGTGGCGGTCGCCTCGGCGAGCTTCGCCGCCAACTCGGCCGCGCGGTCCCCGAACGCGGCCACCAGCGCGGCGGTGGCGTCATCGAGATCCCGGGTGCCGAGCCCAGCGAGGACGCCGTCGATGACGGCCTGCTCGTCGACCGGATCCCGCCCCGATACCTCCACCAGCAACGCCTCCACCCGGGTCAGATCCGCCCGCAACGCCGGCACGTCGGCGTTGTGCACGAGGTGCGCCTGCTGCCAGGCGTACTCGGCCAGGCTCCGGTCGCTCGTCGGCGTCGTCCACCGCGGCCCGCGCGGATCCTCGTGTGCGTACCGCCGGACCGCGTCGGAGAGGTACGCCTGCCGCTCTCGGAGCGCCTCGATCACCGCGCCTTTGACGTCGGCCTCACGAAGCGCCTCCACCAACGCGGCCTTGACCTCGGCCTTATCCATCTCGATCAGCTCCTCGATGCCCCAGGGGGCGGTGTCGTTGTCGTAGTCCGGATGCCCGCTGTAGTGGGCGTGGAGGGTGTGCTTGTTCGACCCGGTGTACGTCCGGGGCTTCCAGCCGTTCGAGGCCGACCAGATGGTGCCGTTCCAGATGATGTAGATCAGACGCCGCCGGTCCGCCGGGGTGTCGAGCGTCTTCTGCACGCACCACTGCATCGTCAGGCCGGACACCCGCAGGTCCTTGTCGACGTCGAGCGCGCGAACCTCGTCGATCCGGTCGGCGTCCTGCCGTTCGGCCCGCCCGGACTCGTCCGGGTTGTGACCGGAGGTGCTGGCAGCGTGAGCCTTGTTGCCGATCCACCCGTCGCTGGCCTTGTCCCGGCCGGGCGCGATCCGGTTGAAGCCGTCACGCAGCTTGACCAGGGCGGGGGTCAGAACCGCCATCGGGCACCTCCTCCGCGTCCGGGTCGTCGGCCCAGTCGTAGTCGACCGGCTCGCCCGCGCACGCCTCCGGGTCGTCGTCGTGGTCGCTGGTCAGGTCACGCATCGAGACCTCCTCAGGTCGCCGGGGTGACGATCAGCACCCGGCGGGTGACGATGCCGGTCCCGCCAGTCACCCGATGCATCGTCTGCAGGTTGTAGGTGAGCCCCGGCGTCAACCCGCCCTGTGGATGTTCGATGCTGGCCCGGACCTGGTTGGTGCCGAGATTGCTGACCGCGATGTTGTCGGTGGCGCCGATGACCTCGGTCCCGGCACCAACCACCGCGCCCTCGCCCAGCCGGAAACTGCACAGGGTCACCGACGACGCGTTGTTGTCGCACTCCGCCGACAGCTTGATCAGTATTCGGCCGGTGGTGCCGGCAACGAACGTCGTTGCACACACTGCCGACCCGCCCGTGCTGGCCGCGTAGGTGCCGCTGGTGATGGCGCCCACCGCCACGTCCTGGATGTCCCACTCCGTCGGCGGGGTGTCCATCCCCCGAATGATGCTGCCGGCCAACAGGTCAGGCACGGTTCCTCCTCACATCGCCCGGCGGGCGGGCGTCCACAGCCGGACATCCGTACCGGCCGAATGGTCCTTGACGATCCCGGCAACACCTCGCGTAACGGTCATGACCTGCGGATTCACCGCCGACAACGCGTCGACCTTGACCGTCACCGGCGAGTTCGAGTTGCCGGTCTCCCGGCGGGCCAGGATCGCGATCCCAGTCCCAGTCGCCCACCCAGACGTCACACCGGAGTCGACGGTGGTAACCGGCGAGCCGGTCGAGACGTTCCGCATCGACGCCACGACCCGACCGGACTTCTCGGCGGCGATCTCGACGCGCCACCAGTTGCTCGCGGCGTTGCTGGCCCCGTTGACGCTGCCGACCACCGTGGTCAGGGTGCCGCCGTTACGGCGCAGCAGCGCCAGCGACATCACCCCGGCGGTCGACACCGACAGCCTCGCGATGTTGTGGTTGTTGGTGTCGACCCAGCCGGTGCACACCCACAGCGTCACCGCACCACCCGTCGGCGACCCGACCGACAGCGACAGATCCACCGTGTACGTCACGTACGGGCTGCCGGCGTCGAGCACCTGGCCGCGCAGCGTGTCGACCGCCGACAGCGTGATCCACCCCGTGCCGTCCGGCTGGCTGTAATCGGTGGCGGTGCCGTACGCGGGCGACCACGTTTGACCCGTGTTGGCCGCCGCCCACCCGGTCGCCGCGACGGTGGCGAAGGTGGCCGTGACCAGCGGACCGACCGCCGACACATCCACCCGCTCGCCGCCGACCCGCAGCGCCATCGGCGTCACGTACTCGGCCGGGTCCTCCGACCAGCGCGGGCCGAGCGTCGTCAGCACCGGCAGGCTGGTCGCGGTGGAGGTGACCGCGGCTGACAGCTCCGACCCGGCGGTGTCCCGGCGGGCCAGGGTGGCGTCGTCCCGGACCGCGACCGTGTACGGGCTCGCCGGGTAGCAGTGCAGCGTCACATCCCACCGGTCGGCGGTGATCGTCTCGATGTACCCGTCGGCGTGCTGGTCGATGGTCCGCTGCCCGTGCGCCGGCCACAGGCCCGACACCTGCATCCGCTGGCCGATCCGCATATCCAGCCACGCCCGCACCAGGCCAGGGCGCTTCCGCAGGTTGAGGCTGATGCCCGGGTATCGCATACCGGGGGCGTTGAGTACCGCCATCCGCCACGACGCCACCTGATCCAGATACGCGTCATCGGCCAGCGACAGGGTGACCCGATCCGACCGGCCGGACCGCACATCAGGATCCACGACCCGCCGCGACGACCCGCCCGACCGGGACGCCGTCGAATCCCCCACTCTGGTCCGCGATTCGAACTTCGGGCCCAGCGGTGGCGCCAACTCCTGCCGGCCGACGTCGAACGTGGCAGCCGTCACGGCGTTGTACCGACTGGCCCGGGTCACCATCACCAAGCCGCCATCCGGGCCGCCGTCGTGGATGAGGCCCTGGTCGGTGACAGCCGCTTCTTCCAACGCCTGCGCCAGCGTCGACACCGGCTGTGGGCCCATCGTCGGCCCGACCGTGCTGGTCCCGTACACCTGGGTGTCGATACCAGCCTCGCCGCCCAACCGGGAGAACCGGAGGTACGGCACCTCACCCGCGTGACCAGGCAGAACCGCGTGCAGCCAGGTCGTCACATCGAACGGCGCCGGGTTGGTGTACACCGCGATGTGGCCGACCGCCATCCCGCTCGTGCTCGACGTGGCAGACGTCCACACCGAGGTCAGAGCCCCGCAGGTCCGCGACGACAGGGTGCCGATCTTGCCGCTGCCGACCTTGAGGTCGGCGAGGTAGTACTGGGCGGCGTAGTCGACGTTCGCCCCGTTCTGGGTGCAGACCATGCTGATCGCCACCCACCGGCCGTAGATCCGGTTGTCGGTGATGTCGACCCACTCATCGAGCAGCGACACCCCGTCGGCGTCCGCAGCCCTGATGTGGAACTGGTGCGGCGTACCCGGTACCAGCTCGATCCACCAGCGGTGCGCCGACCCGGTACCCGTGCCACGCAGCAGCAGCGACGTAGACGCCACAGGGGTGTCCGGCAGCCGTATCACCGCGACCATCGACCAACGCCCGGGGGCCGCAGCCATCACCGGCCCGTGCAGCGACTGCCCGTCGGACAGGGTCGGCAGCGGCGCCGACGACGGGCAGTCGCTGGCCGAACCGAAGGTGACATCGCCGACCGCGACCAGCGGACGCTGGTACGGCAGAGCAGACGCCGCCGACGTCGAGCCGGCGTCGTCCTCGCACGTCCAGTACGCATGCGGGGTGACGCTCGTGGTCGGGTTGAGCAGGGTCCGCTTGAGCACACTCATCAGCGGCGCGTCAGCAGCCTGCAACGCCTGCAGCCGCCCGTACGCCTGCACCTGCACCACAGCGCCCTCACCGGTGGTGTCGTCCCAGGCGGGAGTCCACGACTCGATCCAGGCCAGGGCCCGCTGCGTCGGCGATGCGTACCCGTACGGCACGGACACCCGGACCGGCACGTCCTCGACGACGTGCGGGAAGTAGCGGCCGTTCGGGTTGTCCGGGGTGAAGTCGCCGGCAGCAGTGTTGAGCAGCGCGAACCGGACGGAGGTCGGCGGCGCGACCGCCTGCCGGGAGTCCGGGCTCAATCCCTTGCCGATCGTCACCCCGGCTTTCGTCACCCGGTCGGTGACATCCGTCCACGTCCAGTCGGCTGGGTCACCGTCCGGGTCGGCGCCGAACGCCATCTCCACGATCGGCCGGAGCGTGCCGCCGTCGTACTCGGTGAACGCCGGCCGTAGCGTGACCGCCCACAGGGCGCCTGCCGTGCACGACTGCGACGACGTGAACACGTTGGCCTGCGAAGACGCAACGCCCTCATAGTCCTGCACGCACGCGGCCAGGTCCGTACCACTGCCGGCATTGGTGCTGCTGTCGGCCCGCTCGGTGTCGAACCCCGTCCACGTGGTTGCGACACCCGACGCCGTACGGACGGCGGCCACCGCGGTCACCACCCGGACCGACTGGCGAGACACCGACGCTGACGCGGTCGTCCAGCTCGTACCGGCAGTCGTGTCGGCGGCACCCGCGCTGAACTCGACCGGGGCGAGCAGGTCAACCCCGGTGTACGCGCCGACCCACCCGAAGGAACGTTGGGAGGCGCCGAGCGTCCACGTCCACGACGCAGGCTCCGACCCGTCCGCCACCCGGTAGTAGGCGACCGCCCGGACCGACGTGGCCGCGTCCTGAACACCGAGCAGCGTCCACCCATCCGGCGTCGACACCGACGGCGTACCAACCGCGGCGATCACCGCGACCAGTACGTCGCCGGCCTCCATGCCTGCCGGCCGGGCCACGACCACGCTGGTGCCGGCAGTCCCGTTGATAACCTCCGCATCCGACCGGAACTCGACCGCCACCACTCACCGCCTCAGAGCCGGCGCAGCGCCGGGAGTCGTCTCCACCGCCACCTGCAGCGCACCCAGCGTGCCGCGGGGATCAGCGCGCAGCCCGGACGCGACCAGCCGGCCCGCCACACTCCCGTCCGGCCAGCGGATCGTGATGTCAGCCAACAACGTGCCCCCGCCGCCGGCCATCGCCACCATCGGCTGCGCCTGCTGCCTCGGCACCACCGCGTGGCCGTACCAGCCGGCAGCAGTGTCAAGGATCCCCAGCGACCGCCCGGCGTCGCCGTTCTTGGGCACGAACGCCTCGCCACCGGTGGCCGGCTCCCGCCAGGCGTACATGGTGTCCCCCGGGCCCCACGCGTTCGCCTGCCTGAGCAGGCCATCCTCGGCGTGGTAAACGTTGCCCCACCGGTTTGCGTACTGCTTCCGGATCGCCGCAGCGGCAGCGGACGCGTTGCGCTGCCCGGTGACCCGCATCGCAATGTTGACGACCTCATCGGGGATCTTCTTTAAGTACTCACGCAGGGCTTTCGCCCGCTGCATCGCCGATGTCGTGTCGACGGCAACCTTCGTGTCGACCCGCTTCGGGATGTCCCGGTAGGCGCCGATCAACCGGTCAACCTCGGCCTTTGTAAACCCGGCCTGGATCATCTGCCTACGCAAACCCTCGATGTCCCGGCCGTACTTGGCGTCGGCCTCGTCGAGCGCCATGCCGTGCTCGATCCGGGCCGCCCGCAGGTCGGCGATCGACTGGATCTGCTCGAGCACCGCGCTGCGGTTCTTGAGGCCCTCTTCGCTGTTCAGAGACAGGGTCCGGGCGCCCTTGGTCAGTTCCTCGTTGAGGTCGCGGATGCCTTGCCGATAGCGGATCGTGGCTTCGTCGATCGACATCTGCGCGCCGAACAGCTCGTCGAACGCAGTCTTCAACTCGGCGAGCCGCTCCTCCAGCGTCAACGCCTCGGTACCGAGATTCTGCAGGTCACCGGCGGCATCCTCGGCGGCGTTCCCGACGTCCATCTCACCGGCGACCAGCGACGTCAGGCGACCCCAGTCACCGGAGGTCGCGGAGGAGAACATGGCGCTCCACTGCCACAGCTCGGCGAGCCCGTTGACCACGGCGCCGACAACCCGGATGCCACCCTCGATGATCGCGAACAGATACCGGAGCGCGTCCGCGCCGCTCGTGGCGTTGTCGGAAAGGTCCATGAACACGTCCCCGACCGCGCGACCGATCTGAGCCAACCCGTCGCTGATCGCGTTCGTCACCCACCCCGGCTGCGGCGTCGCGTACCCGGCCGTCCCGGGCCGCCAGCACCAGCCCGCCGGCCACCCCGCCGATACCGGCGCCGCCGACGACCGCGCCCGCGATCGCCCCACCGACCAGGGTCGCGGCACCAAGGGCGAGCGGCCCGGCGATCGCCGCCACGGCCGGGTTCATGCCTGCCATCGGCGCCCGGGCAATCAGCGGCCCCAGCTTGGCACCGAACGAGACCGCGACCTGCCCGGCCATCTCCGTACCGGCCTTGGTCGCCTCGGCCGGGTTGAAGAGGTCCCTAGCCTTGAGCTGGCGCTTGAGCAGGCCCATCTGCCGGTTCAGCGACGACACCAGCTTGAAGTCGCCGGTCTTCGCGAACTCGGCCTCCAGCGCCTGGATGCTGCGGGCGGTCTCTTCGATCTGATCGTCGAGCCGGCGTGCAGCGTCCTCGGACAGCTTGAAGCCAGTCACCCCAGCGCGGCCGCTGGCCTTCATCTGCTCGGCGAGCTGGGCCACCGTACGGGCAGCATCGGCGGTCGCCGCAGCGGTCTTGTCGCCGGACTTGGCCGCCTCGGTCAGCTTGTCGCCGAGAGTCTTCGTGTCCTTGCCGGCCTTGGTGATGCTGGCGCTGTACTCGCGGACGTCCGCCTGCAAGCGAACCCCGACGGTGCGAAGTGCCACCACTCACCTCCGTTCGGCATGCCAGAGCAGGGCCCCCGACTGACGTACATCTCGGTAACCCTCTTGGGCGATCAGCAGCGCCGTCGTCGCGTGGCAGCGGGTCGGATCTGGTACCACGTACCGGCCATCCGCCTCCGGCGCCGCGCACTCCCGCAGCGGCCGCCGGCACGACGGACACAGACCAGCCCGGTACTCGGCCAGCGCGAGCATCCACGCCTGGTCCTGCTCCGACCACTCCGGTTCCGGCATCGACCGAACCAGCCGGCCAGCGTCGTCGTACTCGTAGATGGTGGTCGGCTCCCAACCGTCGAACCGGCGCGGCGAGATGCCCAGCCGCTCCGCCGCCTCTACGCGGGCGCGGAGACCCGGAGAATCCGCGAGGCGTCTGGCGAGAAAGGGATATCGAGGTCCTCGCGGTTCAGACCCCACGCGGCGTCGGCAAGCCGGTCGTACTGGCGGTCGGTGAGCTTCCCTTCTTCGATCTCGTCTTCCCTACCCTCGGCTGTCAGGCGGGCGCGCTCCGCCTCACTGTCGCCGAGCAGAACGCGCCAGTCGTCATCGTCCAGGCCCACCGCACTGGCCCTGATCAGGGCGTCGAAGAACGTGGTGACGTTGACGCCGAGGTACTTGTCCTGTTCGACCAGCCCGCCGGACTCCGGATCCCTGCGCGGCGGATGCTCGGCCACAAACGCACGCCACCCCCAGCGGGGCATCGCCCGCAGCCGAAAGTCGACGGTGCTGGTCAGCATCCGCTCCCGCAGCGCCTCGATCCGCTCGGCGATTTCCCGGACTCGACCACCATCACCCAGACTGGCCCGAGGAGCGTTCTGCGCCTCGGCCAGCTCCCGCTCGGCCTGCTCGAACTCGGCGACCAGGTCCGCCTGCAGACACAGCGGCACCGTGGCCTCCGGCAGCTTCGCGGCCCTGATCAGCGCCTTGACATCCTGGCTCACGCCGCGACCGTCGCGTTCAGCTCCGGATCCTCGTGGATCTTCGTCGGGACCTCGTACTTCCGCACCGAGTTCGACTCCGGCGGCAGGTTCCGCCGCTGGCCGCAGATGACCGGGTACACCTCGACGTCCTGGCCGGCGGCCCACGCGGTATCCGCGTCCATGTCCCGCCGGACAGCCACGAAGCCCTCCGTACCACGGACCAGAGTGGTGAACACGGTGTCGGCGGTCGTCTGCTTCTTCAACCGCAGCATCGTGCCGGAGAACGAGTCCCGACCGATCGTCGCCGTATCGAACGTGGAGGCCAGCGCCGACGTATCGACGTCCGCGGTACTGGCCTCGTAACCGACGAGACCGTCGGGGGTCATCACCCAGTGGAGCACGATCCCGGCGGTCAGCTCGGCAACAGTGGGCCCGGCGATGTTGGCGACCGACGGCGCGAAAACGACGCGGGTCCTGCCATCTGCGAGGCTGTCAGCCATCACTCTCTCCCTTGTCCGTGGCGGCTGACCGCCGGGTCTTCGGCTTCTGCTGCTCAGCGGACTGACGCCGCTGGTTCTCCCACTCGATCCGCTCCGCCACCACCGGCGACACCGGAGCCGGCGGCGGATCCGACCGCACCCATCCGGCCTTCTCCCAGTCCTCCGCCGCCCGCTCGGGGCAGCGAAAGAACCCGCCGGTCGCCGGATGTTTGAGCCACACACGTTCCACGCTGGTCACCCGCCCACGGGGATCAGCACGTAGGTGACGCTGGTCGTGAAGCTGTGCGCCACCGTCACCAGCCCGGTCGACGGGTTGACCCGCTTCGGACTGATGAACATCACCTCGGTGGTCCCGTTCGCCACCGCGTTTGCCGAAGTTGACGCCGCGTTGCCGGCCGGGGTGAAACCCGAGTCGGAGATCGTGACGTTGTCCGGTGACCCGCCACCGTTGATGACGACCAGGTACGCGCCCCGAGAGCCGAGGATCGACGCGGAGATGGTGTCGGACGACGACACCGCCGCTGGTGACCACGCCACCCCGGCGGCCGTGGGCACAGTGGGACTCATGGCCGCCATCGGCGTGCCTCCTCAGATCAGGTAGATGGGGGTTGCCGGGCTCAGGCCGGCACGCTCTCGAGGCGGTACACCTCGACCAGGTCGATCGCAGTCGCGCCGACGGTCTCGTCGCGCTCGGCCTGGACGCCGTCCTCACGGCGGATCGGCCAGCACTGCCGGCCCGCCACCGCGGGAATCACGTCCAGCCAGGCGGTACGGACCCGGTCGGCGACCATCCGGGCCGCCACACCGTTGCCACCGACGCAGTGCGCATACACGCGGAGCAGGTGCCGCTGGCTGGCACCGGTGAACGGCCTGCTCTCGGCGTCCTCCGGGTCGCTGCTCGCGAAGTAGACCAGCACGTACGGTGGGGCGCCGGTGCTCGGTACGCGGCCGTCGTGGACCACCAGCGGTGGCGGGCCGTCGTCGGCGTTCAGCAGGGCCAGCATCGCCGCCGCGTGCTGCGCGATCACGACCCCTCCAGCATCCTGGCGCCGAGGTCGCCCATGGCTTTCTCAAAGCGCGGCAGCTCCGCGTCGGCGGCCGGCGCCATGTGCGGGTTCGGCGGGTTGTGCACCGACCCGAACTCGATCAGGTTGCCCAAAGCTCCCTGACGGCGAAGCTTGTCCGGACCGACCTCGGCCTCGGCGCCGGTTGCCGTCAGCGTCGTGTCGTAGCTGATCGACCGGGAATACGCCGGGGCGTGCTTGAGGCCCTGCACGCGCTGCTGGGCATCCCGCTTGATGTTCAGGGCGCCCTTCGACACGACCTTCCGCGCCTCGGCCGGGGCATCCACCGCCACCTGGTCCAGGTCGGCGGCCAGCGCGTCCACCCCGTCAGCGTCGATCCGGATCGTCATGTCCGCTCCACCACCCCGACCCGGCGGGCCGTCGCGTGCGACTTGTGCGCCAGGTCCTTGACCACGAAGACCCGGCCCGGCAGATCCGGGTCATGCGCCGACGTGTCGACCGTGACCTCGTCCTCCACCCGCAGGCCGGTCACCGACATCGGGAGCTGCACCTCCAGACGCAGCATCAGCAGCATGTCCTCACCGACATCCGACGACGAGGCGGTCGCCGCCGCCTGCTGCACCCGACATTTGCCCTGGTAGAGCACCTCGTGAGTCGGGGTCACCACACCGCCCGGGCCGGTCGCCTCCCCGGTCCGACGCCGGATCGTGCACTCGTCGACCAGCAGCTCGGCGGCGAACGCCCGGCCGCGGGCCAGCACCTCGGCGGCCGACATCAGCACCACCTCCGCGCCGGCACCGGGCACGGCACCCTCGGCGCGGCCGGGCGGATCGTGAACGCCCCGGCAGGGTCCAGCCCAACGGCACGGCGGATCCGCTCCACCTCGCCATCGGTCAACTCGGCCGGCGCCAACGACTCGACCGCGAACGTGTCCGTCTCCTGGTAGTCGTCAATCTGCCGCGACGTCGACCGACGCCCGCCCGGATGATCAATCATCCGACGTCCCAGCGCCAACGCAATGCCCTTGAGCGCCGACACATCGGTCAGCGCGTCGTACCGTTCGCCGCCGACCACCGACCGAATCTCGGCAGTAACCAGCGACAACACCAGATCAGCGGTCGCCGTCTCCACGACCACGGGCGGCGGGTACGCCTCCAACTCGGCTTTCGTAAACAGCGGCGGCGCCACCCGTGCCTCCCTCACCTCGAGGTGGGCCCGGCCAGGTATCCGGGGAGGGACACCCGGCCGGGGTTGCTGCTACTCGGTCGGCACGTCCGCCGCGGTCAGCGCCGCGATGACCTGGTCCCGGTTCGCGTCCTCCGGGACATCGACACCCTGGCGGGCTGCGTACGCTCGCCACTCCGGCGCCCCCGACCCGGCCCCACCCTTCGGCGGCGGACCGTCACCGGACGGCTCCCGGGGCTCGGCGGTACTGACCGACTGCGTGCCGGCCTCGAGTTCGGCGAGCCGGGCACGCAGCCGAGCCGCCTCCTCGAGCCGCTCCCGAGACTCGTCGTACGGAAACGGCGGCTTGCCGCCCTCCCACGCCTTCGGGTTGACGATCCGGCGAGCCGCCCACTCCGGCACCTCATCACCGGGGCCGAAAACGTGCGTCGCCTCGTGCTCGTCTGCCACGTGCACGAACGTGGCCAGCTTCGGGGCCGTCACGGCGCCACGTCCGCGACGAAGCTGAGGTCCGGGTTCGCCAGGACCGGCAGACCAATACCGGCCGCCTTCGTCCAGATGGCGATCGGATCCTCGGTCGAGTAGGCGCCGGCCACGATCCCCGGCCGCTCGCCCTCTTCCAGCCCGTAGCGGGGATCCAGCGACTCGGCGGTGGTGCCCCACAGCGCCGCCCCCAGGTCGGTGCCGTCGAAGCTGTCCGGGTCGACCGGCGCCGGCAGGTACAGGAACTTGTCGACCGGGATCGGCCGGGTCGCCGACCCGTTGACGTTGATCTGCTCGTCGACGATGTACCACGGCGGCAGGCCGTGGTCGTCGAGGATGCCCCGGAGCTGCGCCTGCGACACCCGCGACGGGGCGCCGAGCGTCGACCCGACCAGGTTGCGGATCTCGGCGTTGCGGAGCAGGTACGTCAGCACCGTGTCCGAGAACACCATCGCTCCCGGCGGGACACCGTTCGTGGTCCGGTACGTCGACCGCCACGACAGCATGTCCGCCAGCGGAGTCGCGGTCGCGATCGTCGACCAGGGGGTGGCCGCCGACACCGAGTGCGAGCCGGACCGGCCGAACGACACGGTCGCGATGACACCGTTCTCGTTGATGGTGACGGACCCGTTGACCAGGGCGTCACCCCGAGCCAGCTCCATCCGGGCCGACACGGCGCGGGTCATCCGCTCCGCGTCGGTGAGGATGTTGCTGCGGATCGCGTCGGCACCCGCCGACCGCAGCCGCAGCCGGTCGTACTCGCCGAGCCTGATCTTCCGCGAGATCGGCGGCAGTTCGCCGGACACGCGGACCAGACCCGGCCGGTGCCCGATCGGGGACTCGGCGTCGTAGGCCCGGAACGTCGCGGCCTCGATCAGACCCTCACCGCCGCGAGTGAACCGGTACTCCAGGTCGTCGATCGGCCGGTTCGGCAGCCAAGCCGAGAGCTGGAACTGGTTCTCGGGCAGGTTGGCCTGAGCTTCCCGGACGTAGCCGGTCAGCTCGACGGGCTCGATGTAGTCAGCGTTGAGCAGCATCGTCGACTACCTCCTCTCACACGAACCGGATGCGGCCGGCCACGTCGGCCTTGCCGTTGGCGTCCACCGCGACCGGCAGGCGGGCCTCGACGACCTTGCCGTGCCAGAGCAGGGCGCCCTGGGGGTCCTGCGTGTTGACGGTCGGTGCGTCGACGGTGCACAACAGGAACCCGACCAGGGTCTGCCGACCGTCGACCGCCGCGTCGTCGTACGGCCCGTACAGGCCGGTCGCGGTGATCCGGCCGAGGGGCAGGCCGGACGAGAAGTAGCCGTTGGGGTAGTGGGTTCCCGCGGTGAACACGCTGGTGTCCAGCGTGATCGACTCGCCCGCACTGGTGCCGTGGGCGGACCCCAGCCACCGCTGGTCCTCGTTCTGGAAGGTTTCGGTTACGGGGTTGAGGTTCATGCCCTCGCACTCCTACGTCGTGGTTGATGTCTTCTTCGCGTGCCGCTCTGCCCACAGCGACCGTCCGGCGTCCAGCGATGACGTCCGCTCGCCGGGCCGTGGACCCTGCGCCGGATCGGGCCGTAGCCCAGTCCGCGGCGGGTCGGCGGGCTGCGTGGGGAACGTCGCCAGCAGGTCGTCGGCGTCGCTGAGCAGCTCCTCGCGGGTGTCGCCGCGAAGCCGGGCCGCCTGCGCCGGGTTGAGGCCCTTCTCGTGGGCCACTTCGGCACGCCATCGGGCCGTACGCTCGGCCGCCAGGTCGCTCTCGTGCCGGGCCAGACGCTCGTTCAGCCGCTCCAGGTCGGTCCTGCCGTCCCCGTCCGACTGCCCACCGAGGGCGGCCAGCAGGGGCCGCAGCGGAGCCAGTTCCCGTTCCAGGCGCTCGCGGGCCTCACGTTCGGCCTGCAGCGCCCGGAGCCCGGGTGGGCCCAACGGCTGGTCCTGCGGATCGGCCGGCGGGTGGCCGGTGGGTGCCGGCGCCGGGTCGCCCGGCGGGGTCGGCTGCGGTGCGGTTGGCGCCGGGTCGCCCGGCGTCGGAACAGGCTGGGTCATCGCGACCTCTCAGATGGGACCGGCGTCGCGCCAGGTCAGATGATGTATCCGTGCTCCCGCAGTAGGCTGACCGCTTCTTCTCGGTCACCGTCTGCCTCGCGGAAAATCTGTTCCGGCATCAGTCGAACGGCGCGGCCACCGCCCGGGGCGCCGAGCCGCTTCCCGGCGAACCCTCGGCGGGTGGCACCCTCCCGGGTCAGCCTCCGACCGTCGGCGGCGGTGTAGACGCTGCGGCGGGCGTTGACGACCTGGCCGATGTCGGCGCCCTCCCGGATCGCCTCTGCGCCGGCTTTGCCGAACACGCGGTCCTGCTCGGCGGCGGGCATCGCCTTGAACGCGGCCTTCGGGTCGGTCCGAATGTCGTCGGCGGAGTCTTCGGCGGCCGGGACGTGGATGCAGTCGCATTGCGGGTGGCGAAGGAACCCGCGGTTCCACTCGTACCGCTGGCCGGCGAGGATCAGGCACCGGGCGCATGACTCGCCAACGACCATCCGCACGTAGCCGGTCACCGCCGGCCGGACCACCAGCGCCACCTGGTCGGCAGCGCGGCCCGCGTCCGCCACCTGGGTCCGAACGATCGTGTCGAGGCCGTCGTACCCGCGGTCCAGTGCGTCGTCGACAGCCAGGCCCTCGCCAAGCGCAGTCAGTGCCGCGATCGCCGGCTGATACAGCAGGGACCCCAGCGGTCGGCCGTCGGATGCCACCCCGGCCAGCGCAGATGGCACCACCCGGCCCCGGCGGGCCACGTCCACACCCTGTGCGGTCAGCGCCGCGTTCAGGTAGCTGTCGGCTGCCTGCGCGACGCCCACCTGTGTCGCCGAAGTCAGCGTCACCAGTGCCGGTAGCTGAGCCGTCCACGACTCCGCGATCCGGGCCGGGTCGACCGCCCGCCACAGCCTCAGTGCGACTGCGGCCAGCGCGTCGACCAGCGAGCGGCGGGCCGCGTAGTGCCGGCGGGCCACCTGCTCAGCCGACACCGGCCGGCTCCGGCTCAGCCGGCGGCGGTCCGCCGGACAGCGCGTTCGCGATCGCCACGGACGGGTTCCGGGCCGCCTCGACGGCGTCTTCCTCCTCCATCCGCTGGATCTCCTCCGGCGAATAGCCGAGGTCGATCCGCGCCTGCCGCAGCGTGGTGATGCCCTGCTGCCGCTTCTTCACCGCCGCGTCCGCCGCCTGGGCGACCGTCGGCGTCGACGCGTCCCGCCACACGACTTTCATCCGGCGGGCCCTGCTGTCCCACTCCTCGCCGTCCCGGATCCGCAGCGCGATCGCCATCACCCGCCGCCAGTCCGACCCGAGCCCGACCTGCTTGCGCTCCACCCGCTTCACCATCTGCGCCTCGGACGACCGGATCGCGTCCGCGCTGGCCGGGTTGTCGGTGGTGAAGCTCATGTAGTGCGGCGGCAGCGCGGCGAGCTGCGCGGCAAGCTGGGCCAACACCCGGATCGTGTTGTGGAACACCGCCAGGTCCGACTCCGGGAACTGGCCTACCTGCACCTCGCCCGGCTTCTTCTGGTGGGCCCAGATCCGGCCGGCGATCTGCTCAAACGGCGAAATCGGGTTGCCGTTCTCGTCCTCGAAATCCGAGGCGCTCATACCCAGCGCCCACCGGCGAGGCATGGCGTGGAACTCGCCCGACACCATCATGTCGGTCGCCATCTTGTTCGCCGCGTCCGCCAGCGGAATCACCGACGCGAACTCGCTGCGGCCGTCGTGCTTGAGCATCCGGGCCCGGTTCACCAGCGGCACCACCGGCACCACGCCGAGCCGGTGCTCATCAACGTCCTGCAGCACCCAGCGCCGAGCCTTCGCGTAGTGCCGGGTCGCGTCCGGTAGGTACAGGGTCGCCCGCTGCACCCTGTCGGCGTCCTTCCACCGCTTCAACGCGGCCACCGGGCGTCGGGTCCGGGGGTCCTGCTCGGTGATGCACTGCGTCGGATGCTCCACCGTGATCAGCGGAGAATCGGTGTCCTCGTCGAACGGGTCCGGCACGTCAACGGCCGGGCCTTCCTCGAGCACGCCGCGGGCGCCGACAATCGCGTACGACCGGCCCAGGATGATGGACTCGAGGTGCGCCTGCGGGGCCTGGCTGTCCATGTCGTTGTCCTGCCAGATCCGCCACACGCCGGCATCAGCGTCGTCGACCACGACCCCGTCGCTGACCGAGTTCGGGAACCGAAACCCGGTCAGGTCCAGACGGGCCTCGTAGGCGTCAGCAACCATCTCCGGCCAGTTGATGACCAGCTCCGACAGCCGCTCCCCGAACTCCTCCTTCAACTCCAGAGCCAGGAACCGCAGCGGCTGCTCGCCCTCGTAGTAGGCGTCCAGGTGCCGCAGATGACGCTGCTGACCGAGCAGTTTCGCGTCGAGGTACGAGAGGGTCTCCTCCGGCGTCATCGGCACCGCTACGACCTCCTCCCACCTCGGTTCCGCCCCCGGAAAACGACCATCTTCGAGCTGACCTCAGGCTGCGGCCACAGCCCGGCGGCGGTGACGTCGCCAGCGGCCTCGTGGCAGATCACCGACGTGACTGAACAGTCGATCTTCTGGGTCGGGCTGGCCTTCTTCATCACGTACCGCCGGCCTGGCCGGGCCGCCTTCCGGGTGTTCCGGATGTGCACGGCCGTGATGCGGCACCCGTCGTGGGTGAAACCGGAGTCGGTCTTCACGACGTCGGTAACGAGCCGTTCAGCGGCGGCGTGCATCTGCGTCGCCCGGTAGGTCTCCCAGCGGATGACCCGCTTCTCCCCGTACTGCGCCGAGAACTCGTCGGCCTCGGTCTCCCAGTACGGCGGATCGAGGTACGCCCGGATCACCGTGAACCGGGTCATGACCTCGTCGAACGCTGCCCGGACCTCCAGCCTTGGCACTTGGCCGTCGTGGTCGGCCGGGTTCCACACGCACGGCAGCTTGTCGTCTCCGTACGTGGGGGTGAACTGGTAGCCGTCCTCGGTCTCGCAGCGGATCGCCGTCCAGTCATCGACGTCGGACCCGTCGAGCGCCATCACAATGGCGGTCCCGTCGGGTACCTCCCGAGGCCTGGCTCGGGCGTCCCACTTCTCCCCGTCCAGCCAGGATCCAGATCCGGCGTCGGGGATGTTCCAGTAGTAGCGGATCGCCTGGCCGGGGTCCTTCTCGGCGATCTCGACAGCCTCGCCGTCGATCCGGTCCAGGTCGACCCACTTGCCGCGACCCATCGAGTCGCCGTAGGCGATGCGGAGCGCCTTGCGTCGTTCGGCCTTGTTCGCCAGCGACGGGCGGGGTGGGATGCGGTGGTCACGGTAGATGTCTCGGGCCTGAGCCTCAGAGGTCCGCTGTGCCACCGACTGCTCCGACGGATCCCACGCGTTCGTCGTCTCCACCGGCCGGCCGCCAGTGCCCGAGAGGTTTCGTCGCTGGTTGCTGGCCAGGGTCCAGCCGCCGTTGGCTTCCAACCAGCAGTGCGTCTCATCTTGAACGGAGAAGGTGATCCGCTGACCAAGCCGCGCCCGACCGGACGATGTCACCGGCTCGATGACCCCGTTGCGGCCGACGTTGATCCGCGTGTCGCCGGTATCCGGGATCAAATCAGCGAGCGGACCTTCTTCGATCATCGGTTTGAGTACGCGCCACACGTTGTCCGTTTGATCCTCTGACGTCGCGGTGACCTGGATCCACGGCGTTGCCCACTCGCGACCGACGGGCTCCCCGGCAGCGTCCCAACCGGCGAACCGGGTCGGACCGACAGCCTCGGCGCAGATCATCGCGGCGGACAGTGGGCCCTTACCCCACTTCTGCGGCCTGACGAGCTGTGACCGACGGAACGCCCACGCGGACTGCCACCGGTCCTTGCTGGCGTCCGGCTTGAGTCGGTAGTGCCAGACCAGGAAGGTCCACATCTCATCCGTAAGCAGGTACGGCTCGCCGACGTGGTCGTTGTCGGGAATGACACAGTGCTCTTCGATCCACTCGCCGACCAACCAACCGAGAGACGGGAACTCGCCGGGGTAGTCAGGCGCCCGCCACGGCACCTGGGTCAACCACCCTCAGCCGGCGTCGCGGTGCAGTCGCGGCCGTCTTCTCTTCCCGCTTTTCCGCCACCTCGTTCGCGACGACCTCCCACCGGAGCCGGAGCATCGCCATCGGCGACAGACCGAGCCGGTCAGACCACTGCCGGGCTTCCTTCGCCGAGTCGAGGTCTCCCAGCTCGGCGAGCACCTTGTGCCGCACATACTGGGCGACATCCCTGGTCCAGCCAAGCCGCTCCCACTGGGCGGCCTGCGGCAGCAGCCAGAGGTCTCGCCACAGTGAGGCTTCCAACGCCTTCTGCTCCGCGAGCTGCCGGTTCAAAATCTCCAGGCGCTCCCGCATCGTGTCGAGCCGCCGCTCGACCGGCTTCCCCTCGGACAGCTCGTACTCAAGTTGCTCCACCTTGGCTGCGGCCAAGTCCCTGCGGGCGGCCATCACCACGTCGGGGATCAACGGCCACTTCGGCGGCGGACCCTGACGTCCCTCGGCGGGCAGCTTGGTCGTCGCGACCGTAGCGTTCCGCCGACGACGCTGGTCGTCTGGCTTCGGCGGTGGGCCCATTCCGGGCATGGTCATCACACCTCTCGCGGCGTCGCACCGCGGTCCGGTCCGTCGTCACATCGCGTGACGATTCGCATGATCAGGTCTTCCCAGACCCGTACAGGTGGCGAGCGCCCTCCCCAGCGGTCCTGGCCGGAGGGGGTAGGAGGGGCTCCCTCCCCACCCCTCATCACTCTTAGTGAGGGTGGGTGGGTTGGTGCCGTCGCCATCCTCGGTTGCAGCGTTCGTGTTCGGGTCCGGTCCAGCCTCGTCGGTCGTCGGTGTGGCCGAGGTCCCACCGTTGGTCGGGCTTGATGGTCCGGCTGGCCTCGACGCAGGTCCGGGCGTGGCATTCAACCTCGCCCCGCTGGACTCTGGACACCCAGTCGCGGCGGAGCCGGTCGTGTTCGGCGTCGTACCCGCGAGCCTGCCGTGTGCCGCGCGCGGCGTCGGCGGCGCGACGGTGTTCGTCGCATCGTCCGCCGGTGGTGAGCGTCGGACATCCGGGTTGCGGGCAGACGCGTAATGCTCTTGGCATGTGGTCTCCGCTGCGGGCCGAACTACCGTAGGTCCATACCCGAGTAACCCTCGCCCTAAGATCTTGGCTCAGATTTGCCGCTAGGCGAGTAACCGCAGGTCACGGCTTGGTCATCTCGGGTTTGTGCTGGTGGGGCGGCCGGACCTCGCCCAGATCCGGCCACCCTGACCACCCGCGCACCGCCTCCGGGTCCCGCAACCGTGGAGACGACGACAGCCCGGGAGCGTTGGCTCAACCGGGCTGTGCAGACACCTCGCCTACTGGGTTGGTGTGATCAAAGCGTATCAGACGGTGGCGTCAACTCTGGGTCGGCCGCGTCCCGAGCGTCGCTTGGCCCGCTCGATCGTCTGGGCCTGGTCGAGCGGGTACCGAACCTCGGGCCGGCCGGCGTCGTCGTACATCCGCACGGATTCGAGGCCGTCGCGGCGGGCGTAGTTGCGGATGACGGCGGGCGCAACGCCGAGGGCTTGGCCGAGTTCGGTGGCGGTGCCCCAACGTCGCCCCCCGTGGACGATCACCGGTCGTCCCAGTTGCGCAGCATCCGGTCCCGGGCCGCATCGGCGGCGGCAAGCAGGGCGGTCGGGGTGGGTGGCACGGTGGCGTGCTCGTGGCCGGTAGGCGGCGGCCACTGCGGGAGGTAGACCGGTTCGGGGTCGCTGAACGTCGTGATGTCGTACATCTCGACCGGCTCGACACCGCACTGCCAACAGGTGGGGGTACTCACGCTGCCCTCCGTACGTCCAACCGGGCCAGCCACCGCGCCACGGCCGGTGTTGCCTGGTCCCAGATGTGGGTCACGCCCTCCACCCGGATCGGCATCCCGCAGCCACAGCCGTCGCCCGAGCAGAGGCAGGACTGGCAGACGACGGTCCAGTCGGCCGGGTCGGGGGCGGCGGTGCGGGCGGCGAGGGGGCGGATGCCGCACGCGGGGCATTCGACGCCGGGCAGGAGCTGCTCGTCGGCCGATAGGCGAACGGTCTCCCGAATCCAGCGGTCTTCGTCGGCGAGATGCTGGGTGAGTACCCGGGCGGTGCCGGGCTGCAGGGCGGGGATGCGGTCGACGAGCCGGCGGAGCGGGTCACCGGCGCCGGGGGCGAGCTGGTCGGCGAGCCAGGTGATGCGCTTCTCGGCCTGCGCCTGCCGGTCGGTCCACCAGGTGGCTCGGGTCGGCCCGGGCTCGTAGCTGTCGTAGCTGCCGACGGTACCGGTCGGGTCGCCGTGCCCTCCGACAGTTCGCAGGCTGCCCCAGACCGGGGAGCGGAGGACGTTGGCGGCGGGGAGCTGCTCGGCGACGTTCTTGGCGGTCTCGCGGGCGGCGAGGACGGCGAGGGCGGCTCGGGCCTGCTGGTAGGACCAGGCGGTGGAGAGCGCGTGCAGGACGGATGGGTGGCGGGGTGTGGCGGTGTGGCCGGTCATGGTGGCGGGTCCCCCTCGGTAGGCTGGCCGGTGTGAGCGCGGCGCCTACGGGTGCTGTTGGTGGCCTCCCGGTTTCGCGGTCGGGAGGCCATCGGCGTTTCAGGGGGTACGCCGCTCGGTCCGGCCGCTCTTCCGCCACCGGGCCAACCGGTCAATCACGTCGTCGAGCGCGGCCCGCATCTCGGCGGCGTCCGGGTCCTCGTACTTGGGCTTGTCGAAGTCGATGTCCCGGCCGCTGAGCGGCGGGTCGAGGCGGTGGTATTCGGTCGGCTGGTCCAGCGTGATGCGGGCGGTTTCGGCGCGAGACAGAACGGTGCGGATCTGGGTGAGGGCGCGGGTGACGTCCCGGCCGCGGGGTGCGTCGGTGGCCATGGTGGGGTCCTTCCGGGTTGGGCCGCTCAGCGCGGCGCGGGGTCGTCGGTGCGGTCCAGGTGGCGGGCGGTCGCCGTCCGGGCCCTGGCCGCCGCCAGGACGCCCATGAGGGCGTAGGCGGGGTGCTGGTCGGGGCTGAGGTGGGATCGGTCGTATCCCTCGGTGGTGGTCGGGTTGGCGTGGCCGACGGCGTACTGGACGACGCGGAGGTCTTTGCCGGCGGCGAGGTTGAGGGTGACGAAGGTGGCGCGGAGAACGTGCGGCCCGAACCGCTTGACGGTCGTTTCGGGGATGCCGGCGGTGCGGGCGAGGCGCTGGAGGACGTCGCGGAGGTTGCGGGCGTGGACCCGGTTGCCGGTGTCGGTAACGAACAGGGGCCGGCGGGGGCGGGCTCCGACGGTGAGGGCGGGCAGGTTGGTGG